TAGCAGCCAGATCGGCTTCCTCCTTAGATGCTGCGGCTGCGGCAAGTAAGTCTTCGGCTTTCTTCTGAGCTTCTGCACCAATAGCTGATGCCTTCTCGTTAGCCACGCTTACCAATTCAGCAGCGTCTGCTTTGGCTTTTGCCAATGCGTCTTTTGCTTCTTGGTTTGTGGCCTTTGTGTCTTCGCGCAAAGCGACGATTTCGCTGGCTGGTGCGAGAGCCTCAACGTACTTTTTGTTCTCAGCTGTGGCCTGCTCCAGCATGTCAAGCTTTGACTTGTACACGTCTGGATTGGACACAACGGCCAACAAATCGAGCAGTTGGTTTGATGACCCGCCGCCAGTAATGCTAGTTGCAATACTCATGCTAGACCTCCGCCACCGGCTTGGATAATTGTCAGAGTCGCGCTACCCGTACCAGCAGTCGTAAGCAAACGAATACCGGTAACTGGATATGCAACGTTGGAATTGCCAGACGCAGAACCAACCAAAGTTGGGTGGTCAAACCAATTCCCGCTAGACGGTGTGTAACCAGCTGCAAACACATTGTCAAACGTGTATTGCACCTTATACGTGATCGTCCCCGAGACAACTACAGCCAAACCCATGTTACTGGGAGAGATGTAGGTGTCTACGGCGTAGACGTTGGAGCTACCAACGCCCGTGACTGTAAAAACAACTGGACGCATAGTGCGCTCCTAATTACTGCTGTGAAGCAGGTTGAGCTTGGTTACCAGCAGAATCACGTACAGCGTATGTGATGATGATTGTTGCAGCACCAGTGGTCAAACCAGCACCAGCCAATGTGTAGGTGATGAATGTGTCAGTAGAGCCAACGTTCAACCAACCGCCGGGGGTAGTTGCGTTAGCGCCCAGAGTTGCGCTACCAACAGAAGTGATCGTGCCAGTAGTGGTGAAGTCCGTACCACCGATACTCAACTTACAAGTTGTAGCTGCGCTGAACACGGTAGTGGTGACGACTTTAACGTCAACGATTTGTGAGCCTGCTGGAACAGCAATAGCGTTACCAGTCAATGTGCCATACACAACGTTGGCAGACTGAGACACAACGGTGCAGCCTGTGTTACGAGTGGTAGCGGCGGTAGAGCCAGTAGTGTTTTTGGTGGTGCCCAGTAACCATGGACCAAGGTGAGTAGCGAATCCCATGAGGATCTCCTTAACATGCTAGAAGCGTATCAATCTGCATGAGGTCAGCCGGGCCTGTTTGATACGCCGAGAAATCCCGGAATGGTTTGAATATACACCCAAAATGGGCAAAAGAAAAGGCCCCGAAGGGCCTTTCCATGGTTGGCTTAGTTAGAGCCAGAGCTTCCGAAGATGCCCAATGCGTCAGACCAGCCGAAGCTGTAACGCTCACGAGCCTTGTAACGGACGTTACCGGTGTCGAAGTCGCCGTCCATGCTGTTTTGCAGCGGTGTACGAACGAAGTGCTTCAGACCGTTAGGCACGTCTGTGGTCAAGAACCAAGCGTTGGTGTCAGTCAAGAAGTTGTTGACTGTGTAACCCTCTGGCACGGAGCCGTTGTTGTTGATCGCGTTGATGTCGTTATCAGCGGTACCAACACGCAGGCTGGTTTCCAACAAACGAGTCGCAACGAACTGCAGACTTGGAGGGACAATCATCTTCTTGGGCTTAGCAGCGATCAACAGACCACGTTCATCAGTCCAAGCAGCGATCTGGATAACGGCGGCTTCCAAGGAAGTCTCGTTCAGGTCAGCTTGAGTAGATGGAGTGTTGCTGTTGGTGCCACCAGAAACCAATGGGTGGTTGACCAAAGTGCCGCCGCTGTTGTAACCGAACAACGATACGCCGTCGCCACCCAGATAAGCACCGTTGAAGCCGTTGTTCAGAACAGCGGCAGCTTTGACTTGCTTGGTGTAAGCCATAGCGCGGGCCAAAGACTTGGTGTAACGAGCAGACAGGCTGTCGTACAAGTTATCTTCCACAGCTTCTTCAGTGATGGAGAAACCGAGGGCGATAGTCTCGTGGTTGTATCGAGTAGACCATGCTTCTTGAGCGTTGTCATAAGCGATGGCGGAGCCTTCGTTCTTGACAGGAGCTGCGGAGAAGCCAGACAACTTTACCTCTTCTTCAAAGCTACGCTCAGAAGTTTCGGTTTCGTAAATCTCTTTGTGTTGCTCACCGTAGCGAGCGTACTCCATACCGAACAAAGCGTTCAGACCGGGGAGCAATTCTTTGAGCAGTTGTGCGCGTGAAATAGCCATGATTTACTCCTTAAACACCAGTGGTGTCGTTGTACTGATGAGTGTTGATCTTCACCAACAACTCGGTGTAGCCACCGGGAGAAGTGGCGGTCTCAGGAACCACGTCGATAACACGCAAGGGGATGGTTGCAGTAGTGCCAGCACCAGTCAATGTCACGGCAAAAGCCGAGTTGCCAGTAGTGGTAGAACCAGCGTTCAACACCAAAGCAACGTTAGAACCGACATCAGCGCGGCTCGCGGTGCCCATAGTTGTACCAGAGGTAACAACGGCCACTTTGAACAAAGCTTGTTGGTCATCCACAACGTAAGCGTAGGCTGGGCTACCAGAGGTAGAAGCCAAAGCGGGGATGTACTGACCTTGCACTGTTTGACCAGACGAGTTCACGTACTGACCGCCAACGCAAACGCCAACGATGTTGCCGCTGTTAGTGGTGGTTGATTTAACCAAGAAACCGTCGCTGCCGATCAACACTGTATCGCCATTGAAAATAGCGGTGCCGAAGCCAGCAGCAACAGGAATCTGACGGATTGCACCGGCGTAGGGTTTACCATCAAGCGAATTGATGGGCTCCAAGCCATAAGGTGCCGAAACGGTAGGGTATGCCATTTAGGACTCCAAAATTTAAGAACCAGAACCGAAAGTAACCTTCGACTTCTTGTCCGAGAACAAGGGCATGCGAGGATCACTCTCACGAAGAAAATTGTTGTCCACGGATTCCATTTGAGACTTGTTCTGGTTAGCGTAATACGCTGCCCGTTGTTCCAAGAACTCCGACGGAATACGACAGAGCAACAAACCGCCCACTTCTACGTTGCCTTTAAAGCGACCTTCAGTGGTAGCGTGCATCATGAGCTCAGGATATTCCTCTGCTTTACAGGGTTCGTATCCTTCGCGTAGCTTAGAAGAGATATTGCTGGGGTCAGCGTTACCCAATGTGCTTGTCCGAATCCAGCGATGACTCCAGCCGGGGCGTTTGTCAGGGCTTGGCAAGGTCTCGGGAGGACGCCATGCTTGGGGACGTTGAAACGCCACCTCACGGGAATCCAGTTCACGAGCCATACGATTTTGCGATTTGGTCTGTACCTCAGTCATTTCATTCACCTCTATTAAGCATAGCAACCTGTTTGGCGTAAAGCTCCAAAGGAACCCCAAGACGGCGAGCGATCGCTGCTTCGGATGCCTTTAGTCGCATACGACTAGGCGGAGTGCTGCGTGAAGCCGGAGCTACAACGGCAGCAGGTTTTGTTGCACGGCGCGGAGGTTCGTCCTCGTAAGCCGGTTCTGACCTCTTTCGTGGAGGCGGGTCATCATCTTCCTCATCGCTCCGTTCACTTTCAAAGTGCTCGGGAAAACGCTTGCGCATAGTGCGGTCGATAGTTTTGAAATACTCGTCACTACCAACGTATTCAGAACCATACTCGCGCTGCAACTTCTTGTCAAGACCCATTGCAGCCATGGTCATTTCGTCGTCTTTACCAAACCATTCGCTGTTTGCTTCCATCCAGCGTTTTGTGCGGCGATCCAACGGAGTAGCTTCTTGTTTGGCGGGTTGGAACTCCCGCTCTTCCACCTCAATCGGCCTCATAGTAGTAGCACGGTCAAGCTTCAAAGTAGCTTGTGCAACCTCTGCTTGCGCGTCTACCAGTGCGTCGGAATCGCCCGAGTCATAGGCTTCCTTGAACCGGCGCTTGGCTGCTTGCAGCTCAGTCTCGGCGGCGGACTTAGAAGTCTCGATGTAGGCTTTGCTGCCCGTAGACAACTGCTGCTGGAGTTTTTTGTTCTCCTCGAAGACCTGACGGGCAAATGTTTCAGCAGCCTCGCGCTCGCGCAGGGCTTCTTCTTTGGCACGTCGCTCGTCGTGGTAGCCACGAGTAAACTTCTTGATGCGGGCCTGAACTTTCTCGTCGTACGAGGCAAGTTCGTCGTCGGTGGGGTCTTCCACCGGCTCTTTCATGGGCTTGCGGCCACGGTCGGCTGCGGGGGTGTCGTCTTCGATTTCGACTTCAAAAATGTCATCCGCAGCGGCTTTCGCAGCTTTGGCTTCCTTCTCATCGGGAAATTCAAAGTCTTCGCCTTTGAAATCTGGCAATGGCATGATTTACTCCTTATGCAGCGCGGGTAATACCACGCGGGTCTTCGACAACGGCCTCAACCGAATCATCATTGATGATGCGGAACTCGCGACCGTGGATTTTCAGGCGGGTGCCTGAATTGGGGCGGACGATGACGAAGTCACCTTCCTTGCAGCTCGGCCCACTGGGGAACCGGGTTTTGTCTGCGTAAGCATCAGGGCCAAGCTTGACCACGAACAGCACGGGAGTCAGGACCTCCTCGTAGTGCATGGACTGGCCAGATTTAATGATGCCCACTTCGCTGTCGGCATACTCTTCCATTGCTTCTGGTACGACGCACAGAAGGTGAAAGGTCTTCGGATCAGGCAGCTGCTTGGCTTTGTCCTCGGTGTTCTTATTCAAAATACCCGACAGGTCAACCGCCGAAGCGTCAAATTCAGTCATCAGACTTCTCCATTTTTTGCACAAGGTCGTTAATGATGTCCTCTGCTTGCCTTAGACCTTGGATAAGCCCGCAGAGGTGTTTGTATTCAGCATGATCCTTAGCGCTGCCACGGCTGACCGCGTCTGCGTAAGTACCACGCTGCTCTACAAGTTGTTTGACCGCATAGGCCAGAATTTGATAGTCTCTCACTTGCTCTCCTTCTTAGGAGGTCTGTTGTTCTGAGCGGCTTGCTGCCGTTGCTGGTTCGCCATCTGGGCTCTGTGCTTAGCAGCATCAATCCCCATGCGGACGCCTTCGGCTTCCATCTGCTTGTTGAGTTTGTCGCGTGCAGCGGCAGCGGTGGCACTCACCTGCATAGCCGCGATTTCTTTCTGAGCGGCGATGCGCTCTTTCTCGATCTCCAGCTGGTCGGCCTTGGCCACAGCATCAACTTGGAGTTTCTTCTCCTTGAGCTCCAAGTCTTTCTGCTTGAGCTGCAACTCCTGCTGTTGCATTTGTACAACAGGGTCCTGCATCTGCTGCTGAGCTGCCTGCTGGGCGGCTTGCTGCTGGTCACGCTGGAGAATCTGCTGCGACGCCTGCGCTGCCATCATGGCGATCTGGTCGGCCAGCTCTGGAGGAACCTGCTTGTTCTGCTCCTCGGTCGGCAGAGGCATACCCATCGCCATCTCGATCTGCTTGCGCATCTCCAGTGCAATGTGCTCGTTGATGTGCGCCATAGCTGCAGCCATGATCGCCTGAGCAGCTGGGTTCATCTGCAACAGCTGCTGAACTCGGGGGTTCTGGATGGCAGCCATGTGCACTTGGATGTGCGCCTGATGGTTCTGCTCAATGAACGCTTTGACTGGCTTGCCGTTGAGCACTGCTTGGTTCTCCGACACTGGATCGGTTGGAACTGCGTCTTCTTCCATAGGCACAAGCTTGGAAGCATTCTTGATACCCAGCACCTCGATCATCTGGCGATGCAGCAGGGGTAAGTTGTACAAGTTCGGTGCGCTCTGGGCCAGCTGCAACACTGCCTGATACTGCACGATCTTCTGCGCCATCGTGGCCGCGTTGGGGTCGGACACAGGGATCACGTCCACCAAGTCGTAGTCGGCTTTCTTCACCGAGCGATCGCCATCTACTGGCTCGTAGTCATAGTCATCGGGGGTGTAGTCGGCAATGATGACTTTCAGGAGTTTGAACTCCATCTTCATCGCGTAGTGCAGGCGGGCCTGAACTGCAGTCATCACCTTGAGGGTGCGCTCCAAAATGGCC